TGGCCGAGCGTTCCGGAAGTCTTCCGGAAGGCGTCGGCGTTCCGGGATTCTTCCGTAGGTTCATGGAACGTCTCGTGACGCGTTGAGTTGTTATGAAACCGGCTCCGCCGCAGGTCAGAGCACGTGCAACCCTCTGACCTGCACACCCGCCGCCAGCCTCAGAAGAGCTGGCGCATCTTCCCAAACTATCCACTGACCTGCGGCAACGCCACCAGCTGACCCCTGGATTCCGGAATCCTTCCGCTCGTCGCAGGAGACTCCACCATCCAGGCCGTGTCGAGAACGTCGCGCGTCTTCTCGTCCGCGTCGGCAAACAGGTGCGAGTAGGTACGCAGCGTGGTCGTCACGTCCTTGTGGCCGAGCCGCTTCTGCACCACCTTCGGACTCTCCCCGCCGGCGATCAGGACCGAGGCGTAGTGGTGACGAAGCTCATGCCAGTGCCGGCCCTTCACGCCGGCCTTCTGACAGATGCTCTTCAACGCGTACCCGCACGCCGAGTCCCCCACCGGATCCCCGTCGGGCATGGCGAACACGAGGCCCTCCCACTTGCCGCCCTTCCGCGGCGGGTGGGCAGCCAGGTACTCGGACAGCACGGAGACCAGTCGGCCGGGGATGGGGATGGTCCGGCGTCCTGATGCCGTCTTCACGTCGTCGAGGTAGATGCCCTTGCCCTTCTCGCGGACGATCTGACGTTCGACGCGGATAGTGCGACGCAGGAAGTCGACGCGGTCGACAGTCAGGCCGCGGAGCTCGCCGGAGCGGAGGCCGGTCAGGGCAGCTGTCTCGATCATCACGGCCCACAGGTCGCTGTACGCGTGATCGACGAGCTGGCGCACTTCGACCACGTCCGGGGGGTGCACCTCGGTGAAGTCGATGGACGGGGCCTTCACGCCGGCGAAGGGCGACACGGGGATGACGCGGTCGACGACAGCGAGGCGGAAGAGACTGCGCACGCAAATCGCGGTGCGGTTCGGCGAGGCGCCCTTCAGCTTGTACTTCGAGGTGAGGAGCTGCTGCCAGGCCGCGGCCTCGGAGGGGCGGATGGATCGCATCTGGCGGTCGCCCCATTCGGGAAACAGGTACCGCTCCAAGGCCCCCTGGTACTTGATGAGGGACCGCTGGTTGACGATCTGCGCAGGTAGCCAGGTCTTCAACGCGAACTCGCGGACGGTGACCTGACCGGCTTTCGGGTCCATCCAGGACCCGTTCTGCTTGGCCGCCTCCTGCTTGATGATCTCCTGCTCGGCCTCGGTTTTGGTCCGGTGCAGGGAGGTGATCTCGCGGCCGTTGGGGGCGTCGTAGCGGGCCTGCCAGCGTTTGCCCTTGCCATGCGACTTGGACGCCACCATGCCCTTGTGCTCGCCGCATTCGGGCTCGCCCGGCTGCGGCCGGGTCTTGTGCCAACGGTCAGCGACGTACCCCATGCAGTGCCCCCAGGATGATTCCGGCGTCGAAGCCGGCGCCTGCGAGCGCGTACGCGGCCTGCGTGCGGAGCTCGGGGTGGTGCGCGACCTCGGTGTTGATGACGGCGACGGGTCGGCCGTCACCGTTGCGGCAGGTGAATGCGGCGATCCCGCGTCCGAGGTTAGCGGCTATCACTGGGCTGGATTCGGGCATCGAGCACCCCCGTGCGTAGGCGACCCGGAGCGATGAACTCCGGGTGTCGGGAGCATATGCCGTGTGACCACATGGTCGCTATCTGTATGCACAAATTATTGAAGGTTGCACGCAAAACGTCTTTAGATCAGACCGTGCTGGCGCAAAACGTCCAAAGCCGCCCTCGTGGACGCCTTGATCTCTGCAGCGGACGCGTGCTCCGACGCGCGCACCAGAGCGTGCGTCAGGTCTGCCTCAAGACGCTCTTCGTCCACGTCGCCCTGGACGTCCACGTCCCGCCATTCACCTGGGGGCGACTTCCCGGCTAGGACGTCGTCGATCCAGGTGTCCGGCAGCCCAAGGGCTTTGACGATGGGGTAGAGGGACTGAGGCAAGCGCGCCTTCGGCGCCGCGCCTGACTCCGCGTTCTGCACGCTGCGGTGGGAGACGCCGGCCTTGGCGGCGAGGTCTTCCTGTCGCAGGCCTTCGGCGGCACGCCTGCTGGCGATGGTGCGGCCGATCCGTGCCCACACTTCCGGGTCGCGGTTCATGGCGGCCTCTCCTCTGATCACTCCGTTGCGTCCTGCCCGACGCGCGCTAGGCACCGATAGGCACCGATAGGCAACAGGTTAGACGGTGATCAACGACCGTGCGAGACGGGAACCGGGCAGCTTTACCCAAAGAAGAACGGGCCGCACCCATCCCGCTACAGAATGCATCTCAATGCGTCTCGCGTTGCCTCGATGCGTCTCGATGTGTATGGTCGTCCTTGTGCAGCCCGATGGACCCGAAATCCGACGGCAGCGCGAGCTACGCGGCTACGGCCTGCGCGGATTCGCCAAAGCCGCCAAGATCAGCCCCTCGTACCTCTCTCGCATAGAGAGAGGCGAACGGAATCCGCAGCCCGAGGTCATGGCGCGCATCGCCAAGGCCCTGGAACGCGAGATCGCCGACATCCAACGAAACGCAACGGAGTGCAACGATGAGCGACAGGATCGCTGACTCGCCTCTGATGACCACCGCCGAGCTGGCCCGACTCCTTAAGAAGTCGCCGGCCGCGATCCGGCAGATGCGGTACCGGGGCGACGCCCCTCGTGGGTTCCGGCGTGGCCGAGACACGCTCTACCGCACGTCCGAGGTGGAGCGCTGGCTGGCCGCACAGGAGGCCGGCGACCGCCTCGGCCAGCGCGCCGCGGCCTGACCCCCCAGAAACAGATCGGGGCCGCCCGGACCCTGGCCGGTCCGCAACAGCCCCTCGACCACTGACAAGGAGTGGACGTGAACCACAACCCTACCCGTAGTCCGCAGTTGGGCGCCGCACTGGCGCTGGTTCAGCTGCTGCAGGAGCACCCGGAGCTGAGCGCGGCCGGCTGGTCGATCGACTCGCTGACGGGTTCGCTGCACGGTTTCGTGCACGAGGAGTCGTCGGAGGCGCTGGTGGCGTACGCCGAGGTGTTGGGGACGACGGTGAAGCAGGGCATGCCGTACGTGTTCGAGGAGCGGACGGTGTACCCGTTCCGTCTGTCGACGGTGTGGCGTGACGTGTATGTGTCGATGGCGGCGACGGTGCCGCTGGCTGCGCTGGACGCGGAGCGTGCCGCATGAGCGCCCCGATGAACGAGCAGCAGCTCGCGGAGATCGCCGTTCTGATCGGCGAGGCGAAGCCCGCGACGGACGCCCTCCTGGTCCAGCTCGGCGAGTCCGTCCGCGACCGGTTGGCACACGACCACTCCACACAGCGCGAGGACCTGTACTGCATGAACCTCACCTCGTACATGGGTGAGCGGATGGGACCGGTGCTGAGGCGTCTGCTGGATGCCGAGGCCGAGGTGGTCAGCCTGCGGGCGGAGCGGCACTCGACGAACGAGGCCCTGTCCGACGCGGTCGAGGCGCTGCGGGTGCAGCGGGACCGGATCGCCGAGCTGGAGGCCCGTCTGAACGCGGTGGCCGAGTACGCCACGTCCCGGGTGACTGGCCCGGAGGCCACCAACGAGGTGTCCGCCTCCTGGGTACTGCACCTGCTGGCTGTTGACCACGACTCGCAGAACCCGATCCGGCCCTGCGGCTGCTCGAAGCGGTTCGACCGGCACGCCTGGGGCTGCCCCACGCTGCCTGCCGATGACGTCCCGCTGCTGCGTCAGCCCGAGGACCCGCACGACTCGATCCCCACCTTCTCGGCCAGCGAGATCGCCCGGTGGCAGGCCCGGCAGCTGGAGGACCCGCACACGTCGGAGCTGCACCACGAATACGCCCTCGGCCGCGACCTCCCGGTCATCCCCCAGCAGACGACCGGTCGCTGCCCGCGCTGCCGCCGCCTGTTCGAGGACTGCACCTGCGGGGGTGGCTCCTGATGGGCCGCTGGCCGAAGCGCCCGACCGCCGCCCATGCGCTGCGTGCGGACGACTGCCGTCGTCACCCCGGCGTGTGGATCGAGGTCGGCGTGTACCGCTCCAACTACTCCGCCAAGTCGACCGCCCGGCAGATCCGCCTCGCCGACCGGCTGCCGTACTACGCCCCGGCTGGCGCGTTCGAGACGCGAACCGCGCTCGTCGACGACGCCACCGCCCTGTACGCCCGCTACACCGGAGACCCTCGATGACCGACCTCGCCATCTACCAGCCCGGCGCCCTCGCCGCACAGATGGACTACGCCAAAGCCATGGCCGCGTCCGACCTCCTCCCCCGCCAGTACCAGGGCAAGCCCGCCAACCTCCTCTGGGCCGTCTCCTACGGCCAGACCCTCGGCATCGCCCCCCTCACCGCCATCCAGTCCATCCACGTCATCAACGGCAAGCCCACCGCCTCCGCCGACCTCATCGCCGGACTCGTCCGCCGCGCCGGCCACAAGCTGCGGGTGAACGGCGACGACAAGCGGGCGGTCGCGCAGATCATCCGGGCCGATGACCCGGACTTCACGTTCGAGGTCGTGTGGACGATCGAGCGGGCGCAGGCGGCGAAGCTGACCGGCAAGGACACGTGGAAGAACTTCCCCGCCGCGATGTTGAAGGCGCGGGCGATCACGGAGGTTGCTCGGGCGGCGTGCTCGGAGATCTTGCAGGGGACGATCTACACGCCGGAGGAGTTGGGCGCAAACGTTGACGCGGATGGCATCCCGATCGACGCGCCGGTCCAGCAGCTGCGTCGAGTCTCGACAGGCGAGCCGGACCCGTGGGTGCGCCGCAAGGAGTCGGACGACATCGAGGACATCACGGATGCGCAGAGCTGTGCGCACGTAGCTGGCACCACGACCAGCCACGCAATGGTGCAGGAGCTTTACCGCCAAGCAGTTGCTGAGGGGCTTCTCGCGGAGACCGTGAAGGTCGGTGACGGTACGCAGGAGCTGGGCGCTTACCTCATCGCCCGAGGCAAAGAGCTCGCCACCCCCGCTCGTGTCCCGGAGCCGGAGGTGGTGGAGGGCGTCGTCGTCGAGGACGTCGTGCTCCCCACCGACGAGCACGCCGCCGCTGTCGCCGCGTTCCGGGCCTTCACCGCCGAGCACGGCATCAGCGACGCCGACGCCGACCAGCAGGCCTACGCCGCCCTCGGCGCCCCCCTCGTCGACGTGGCCCCCGAAGCCATCTGGGCCCTGCTGTCCCAGCTCCAGGCCGCCTAACCCACGCACGCAACAGGGCGCCCCGGCCTCTACCTGGGGCGCCCTCTCCCCAAGGAGATCACATGTCGTCGCTGAAGGACACGGCCACCCGCGTGGCCATCCTCGACACCCTGGCGAAGACCATCGCCAACGAACTCAAGCAGGCCAAGGCCGACCTGGAAACCGGCCTCCGCGCCGCCAAGGCCGAGACCGGCACCAAGACCATCGCCGTCGACCTCCACGGCACCGACATCGGCAAAGCCACCCTCGTCCAGAAGGGGCCCGCCGCCACCGTCGTGGACGACGCCGCGCTCCTCGCCTGGGTCCGCGAAGTCGCCCCCACCGAGGTCGTCACCCGGCTCACCACCGAGGTCCGGCCCGCCTGGCTCGCCCAGCTGAAGAAGCAGATCGAGGCCACCGGCACCACGGAGTGGGCCGACCCGGAAACCGGCGTCATCTACGACGTCCCCGGCATCAACCTCGTCGGCCGGGCCGCCTACACGCAGGTGACGATCCCCGCCACCGGCAAGCAGGCGATCGCCACCGCGTGGCGGTCCGGCGCCCTGACCGCCGTGGTCCTGCCGGAGCTGCCGGCCTCCGAGCAGGAGGTGGCGTGATGCGACTCCCCTTCATCTCCCGCCGCCGTCTCGACGAGGCCGAGGCCCAGAACCAGCGGCTGGCCACCCGGATCCAGCTCCTGGAGGGAGCCTCGTCCGCCGAGATGCGCGCCACCGTTCGGAACATGCGCCGCCGCGACCGCGCACTGAAGGCGTGCCGCCGGTACCGCGCGGAGGCTGCCGCCCAGCGTCGGGTCATCCGCCGCCTGACGGATCAGCTCCTCGACGCGACCGGCTACCAGGGCGAGCCGCTCCTGCCCGCCGCCCGCGTGGTCCTCGGCATCGAGGGCGCGAAGGGGGCCGACGCGTGACCACCGTGACTCCCGTGGTGGGGCTGACCACCCGCCCCGCCACGGGCACCAACTGGCAGGCCTACGCCCTGTGCCGCGAGGTCGACGCCGACCTGTTCTTCCCCGAGGTCGGCACGCCCTCCCGCGATGCCAAAGAGACCTGCTTCGCCTGCGAGGTCCGTGCCGAGTGCCTGGCGTACGCGCTCGACAACAACGAGCGGGTCGGCATCTGGGGCGGCCTGAACGAGGGGGAACGGCGCAGGCTCCGCAAGGAACTGCCGGCCCCGGAGCCGAAGCCCGAGCCGGTCATCGTCCGACCGGCCCCGCCCCGGCCCGAACACCGAGGAGGCCTCCCGCTCGCCCCGTGTGGCACCGAGACGGCCTACCGCCGGCACAAGCGGAACAAGGAGCCGATCGACGACGTCTGCGCCGCAGGCCACGAGGAGTGGCTGGACGACTCCCGCGAGAGGCGCCGTAAGAACCGCAAGCTGAGCCGCGCCAGGGCCAGGGAGCGGAGCGGTTACGTCCCCAAGCCGCCGCCGCCGTGCGGCACCAACGCCGCTGCCTACCGGCACAAGCGGCGCGGCGAGCCCCTCGACGAGGCGTGCCGAGCGGCTTACAACGCGGCCAACCGCGAGCAGGACCGGAAGCGTCGAGCCGCCCGCCGACAGGCCGCCTGATCCCCCGCCCGGGGCCACGCGCCCCGGGCCCTGATCCACCCTCCCCGCACTCCAGGAAGAAGCCGCACATGCCGTGGGTACGCCTCGATGACCGCTTCCCGTCGCACCGCAAGGTCGCGCTGCTGTCCGACCGGGCGTTCCGGCTGTACGTGTCCGCTCTCTGCTGGTCCTCCGAGAACCTCACCGAGGGCCGGATCCTCGAGAAGGAACTGCCCCTCATTTCCCGAGTCCGCGGCCCGAAGACGGTGGCGGCAGAGCTCGAGGCGGCCGGCCTGTGGGACCGGGCCGAGGCGGGGTGGGTGGTGCACGACTACCTGGAGTACAACCCGGACCGGGCCAAGGTGAAGTCCGAGCGGGAGGCGAACGCCGCGCGGCAGAAGGCGTGGCGGGAGCGGAAGAAGGCGGAGCGCGAAGCGAAGCGTAACGGCAACCGTAACGGCGTTACGCCCCCGTCGGATTCCGCCCCGGATGACACGACGGAAGCACGACGGCGACACGACGGCGACACGAACGCGCAGCGAACCGGTGCCGAGAATCAGTCGTCATCGCAGGTCAACGAGTTTCGTAACGGCGTTAGTAACGCTGCCCCGTCCCGTCCCGTCCTTCCTTCTCCTTCAGAGAAGGAGAAGGAAGACGTTAGTAAGACAGAGGGACAGCCCTCCGGCGCCTCCATCGCACACATCGGAGACCGCCCGCGGATCCCCGCCAACTGCGAACCCCTCGTCGCCGCCCTTCAGGCCGCCGAGCTCTTCGTCGGCTGGGATCTCCGTCCCGACGAGTGGTTCCTCATCGAGGCCCTCATCACCCGCTGCGGCATTACGGCCCTCGTCACCTCCGCCAACGCCAGCTGGCAAGGCGCCCGCACCCCTCCCCGCTCCGGCCGCTACTTCCTCCCCGCCTGGCGCAAGCTCCCCGACGCCGTCCCGGCCGGGACCCCCGTGCCCTTGCTGGCCCCTGTCCACCAGCTCACCGGCACCGACGCCAAGGCAGCCGGCTGGCTCGCCCTCGGCGCCAAGTACGCCACCGACGACTAGGACCACACATGAACGTCTCCGAAGCCGCCAGGCTCCTGGCCATCTGCTGCGGGTTCGACAACCGACAGCCGTCCGAACTCGCCGCCCAGGCCTGGGCCGCCGCCCTGAAGGGCATCCCGTTCGACCAGGACGCGAAGGACGCGGTCGTCCGCTACTACTCGACCACCCCGAAGGACCCGGACACCCGGCTGTGGATCATGCCGCACCACGTCCGCGACCTCCGCAACAAGATCCGCGCCGAGCGTCTCGAGAACTTCGCCTACGAGGGCAACCCCGACGAGACCCCGCTCGAGTACCTCGCCCGCTACCGCGGCCAGCTCGAGGCCGTCGCCTCCGGCGCCGTACCCGCCCCGTCCGACCGGCCGATGCTCGAGGGCGGACCGCACCGCAGCATGGCCGAACTCCTCACCGGCAGCGTGCAGGCCGTAGACGGCGACGGCGACCCGAACCCCCAGCCGACCATCGAACGCCGCGCCACGGGCCCCCTGGGCGTCATCTGCCCCGACTGCGCCGCCGCCATCGGCCGCCCCTGCAAGTCCAGCTGGCGCCGCAAGCCCCGGCAGCCCCACCCCGCCCGCCGTCGCGCCGCCGCCGGCGAACCCATCCGCCTCACCGACCAGGCCGAGATCGACGCCCGACGGCACCTCGCCGACCACCACCTCGACCCCATCACCGAGGAGCAGCAGTGACCGACATCCGTATCGCCGTCGTCGACGGCCTGGCCATGGGCTACGAGCCCCACCCCGACAGCTACCGCCACACCGACGTGGACGGCGACCGGCTCCTCATCGGCACCGCGCAGATCCCCGACGTCGGCCCCGGCCTGTACTTCCGGACCGACCCCAACGGCTCTTCCGTTCCTGTCGCCGAACTCCCCGACCTGATCGCCCGCCTCCAGGTCATCGCCGACGCCGCCCGCAACGAAGCCGCGCAGGTGAAGCCGTGACCGACATCGACGTCCGCGACATCACTGCCCTCCGCCAGCAGGGCGACCTCGGCGAGTTCCTCAAGCAGGCCCGCGAGACCGAAGCCGCGGCCAACGCCCGGCGCAAGCGCCTCGTCTACCGGCACGCCGACCTCGTCGACCAGCTCCGCCTCCTCGGCCAGGACCCCTGGAACGGACGCATCCCCCCCGCCGAATGGGGCGGCGCCATCAACACCTCGCCGATCCGCGCCCGACTCCTCGCCATCGTCACCGAGGCCGAGCAGCGGACGGCCGGCCAGCAGCAGGCCGCCGCATGACCCCGACCGAGCCGCTCGCCCTCGACCCCCACCTCGCCTACGAGGAATGGCCCGACGGCACCTTCGGCGGCACCCGCACCCCCACCCACTGGACCCCCGCCGAACAGGCCGCCCACCGCGCCGAACTCGAAGCCGCACTCCGACCCGCCGCCTGACCCGCCCACCACGAAGGAGACACACGACATGACCGAGCAGGAGCGCCCGACGCTGAAGGTGATGTCCTTCGGCGCAGGTGTCCAGTCCATCACCCAGGCCTTGCTCATCGCCGAGGGCAAGCTGGAGAAGCCCGACGCGGCGATCTTCTCCGACACCGGCTGGGAGCCCGCCGGCGTGTACGCCATGCTCGACCGCGTCGAGGAGGAGATCTTCAAGCCGCTCGGCATCCCGCTGTACCGGGTCAACAACGGCGTCATCCAGGACGACGTCCTCAACCCCGACAAGATGCGCGGCATCCCCGGCTTCACCGCCAGCCTGCCGTATGAAGTCGAGGTTGTTGACCGGTGGGGTATCTGCCCAGACGAGACCTGCGGGTGGCGCAAGCTCCGCGCGGTCGTCGACGCCTCGGACGGCAACGATGAACTGCTGTCGCTCTTCGACGTCTCGGGACTCGCCTTCGACACCGGCGACCTGGGCGGCCTGTTCATGGCCGTCGCCGAAGTTCCCGACCGCGCCACCCTGGCGCAGCTGACCGTCATCGCCGACTACTGGCAGCCGGACCCGGATGACGAGTACGACGTCAACCACGCCATGCTCATCATCGAAGCCCTCCGCCGGGCAGGCCTGCGCCGCCTCCCCGAGAAGCACGCTGCCTGCCAGTCCATGGGTATCATCCCGACCGCCTCGCACACCGAGATCCGCCGCGACTACGGGATGCTCAACCGCAAGTGCACCCAGACGTACAAGCTCCAGCCGATTCTGGAGCAGGTACGACTCCTCCTCGGCGGCAAGGTCGGCGAGGAGAAGCCCTGCCGATTCTGCGAAGGCGAGGGCCGGCGGGTCGCCCCATGGCGAGCCAAGCGCGGCGAGACGACCGTCGGTGAATGCTCCGTCTGCGAGGGCACCGGCACGATCAGCCGTGTCGGACCGCCCCCCGCCAGCGTGTGGGCCGAGCAGTGGATCGGGTTCTCCACCGACGAGATCGGTCGCGTCTCCAACCGCGGCGACACCCGGTACAGCCGATCCCGCTACCCACTGCTGGAGTTGGAGATGTCCCGGCAGCAGTGCATCGACTACCTGACTGCCCGCGGCTGGGCTGACGTCACCAAATCCAGCTGCCTGGGGTGCCCGTTCAAGTCGAACGCGGAGTGGCGCCGCCTGAGGGACACCGACCCGCAGGCCTGGGCCGAGGTCGTCGCCTTCGACAAGGTGTACCGCGAGGGCGCCGGCATGAAGCACCAGCGGTTCCTGCACGCCTCCTGCCTCCCCCTCGACGAGGCGCCCATCGATGCCCAGCAGGCGCGCGAGTGGAAGCCCAGCACCGTCACCGACCAGGTGTACGCCGCACAACTCCAGCGCGCCGAAGAAGGCGACCCCGACGGCTGCTCGCCCTACGCCTGCCGCTCCGGCAACGCCGCCTGACCCCGCACGCAAGCCGGCCGCCCCGCGGGCAATGCGGGGCGGCCACCCACAGCATCCCACCACCCAGGAGCAGACATGACCACGTACCAGCTGGAGTTCGGAAAGCTCGGCGCCACCCACCCCGTGCCCCCGTTCACCGTCGAGACCGACGACATCAACGAGTTCCAGCGGGCTGTCGCCGAGCACGCCATCCCGTACCTCACCCCCGTGCTCACCAAGATGGGCCGCCCCGAGGCTGCGGACTGCTTCTTCCGCACGAACGAGGACCGCTCGATGGGCGAGTTCATGTGGCTCGACCTCGCCGGGGGCCGCGGCGCCCGCTTCTGCCCGGCCCGCATCACCTCCGCCTGACCGTCTCGTCTCCATCCCCGCCCCCACACCCCGCACGGGGGCGGTCCCAACCCGACAGGAGCAGCACGTGACCGACCAGCCGCCCAGCCTCCGCGACCAGATCGCCGAAGCCCTCATGTCCTGGGCCGAGCGCAACGTCAGCCCGCAGTACGCCTCACTGCGCCGCCCGGACACAGTCCGGCAGAACGCCTACGGCCGTGCTGACGCCGTACTGGCCGTCCTCGACGCCGCCCGCCAGACCACCGAACAGCCCACCTGTGCCTGCGGACACCCCAAGGACAGGCACCTGACCTGCTGCACCGAATGCCCCTGCATCTGGTACGCGCCCACGTGGCCCCCCACCGCCAGCGGACAGCAGCCCGAGACCACGTGCCACCCCGCCTGGTTCGCGGGCGAATGCCCCTGTCCGACCGGATGCGGCTGCTGCAAGGTGGCCGCCGTCGAGGAGCCCGACCCGACCACTGCCGACGACCCCACCCCGCTCCGCTGGGGCCTCGGCGACGTCCTCCACGGCGACGACGACACCGTGATCGTCTGTCTCTCCGGGCCGGATCGGGAGCCGTACTGGCTGGAGCTCGACCCCGAACGGGCTGCCGCGCTCCGCGACGACCTCGCCGGACCCGCTGTCGGGCAGCCGGCCGAAGCACAGGCCGCCGACGAGGCGCGCGTCCGGTGGTGCGTCGAGAGCAGCTACCCCAACGGCGGCACGGTGCTTCTGCCCGGAGTCGACGACCGAGGCATCGCCGACTCCTACCTGAACGCGGCCCGAGAGAGCAGCCCCGAAGCCACCCACCGCCTCGTGCGGGAGACGACCACCTGGACCGTGGAGGACGAAACCCGATGACCCAGCCCACCACCGACAAGGCCCGCGCCCGCCTCGCGGCCTTCCTCGGCTACGAGCCCGACGAGCACGACGCCCTGTTCGAGTCCCACCTCGACGCGTACCGGGCCGCCGTCCTCCGCGAAGCCGCCGACGTTGCCGAGCGGGAGAACGCCGACTGCCCCGTCACCGCCGCTGGCCGCCCCTGCCCGCCCTGCGCCGCCCGCGCGGCCGTCGCCACCAAGCTCCGCCGGATGGCCGAGGAGGCCCGCTCATGACCACCCCCGCCGAGCTGGCGGCGTACTTCGAGACGCGCGCCCGACAGCGCGAGCAAGACATCGACGAACGCCTCGCCGAACTGACCCCCCGCGAACGGTCCCTCGTCCGCGACGCCGCCGTCATGGGCTACGTCCTCGGCCGCCAGGACGAACGCGCCAAGGCCGAGTTCCCCAAGGACACCCCCATCCAGCGGGCCGTCGTCTACGCCGCGCTCCGCGAGGACGAGCACTACGCGGTCCTCCGGGGCATCGCCCACCAGTACATCGAGCCGGGAGACGCCCGATGACCCAGCCCGAGCCCGCCCCGACGGGCAACCCCTACGCCCACGCCGACGAAGACGACGAGCAGCCCATCGAGACCGTCACCACCACCGGGGAGTACCTGTGACCGGCCCGAGCAGCAACCCCCGCGGCGAACACGCGCCCCGCCCCGGCGTCACATGGACGACGAGCACCGTCGGCTGGACCGGCGAGCAGCACGTCGCCGACGACGCACCCGACCCCCGACCCAACCGCGCCACACGCAGGGCCCTCAAGCGGCGCAAACGGCCCACCGCCTGAGCACGGCCAGACCACCGCCTAACCCCAGACACGACAAAGCCCCCGCCCGGAATGTCCGGAGCGGGGGCTCTGTGCTACTCGGCGGTCGGCGGCTTGCCCTTCAGGTCCGTCCGCCACCCCGGCCGCGTCTTCCGGGCAGCGAAGTACGGGCGCGCCAACCGATAGTCCACCACCCGAGCCCCACCAACCGCCGACACCGGCGGGAAGGCGGGATCATCCCGGGCGATCTTCGACAGCCGCTGATGGCTCATCGTCTCCACCACCCCGTCCGCGACCAGCCGGCGCGCCAGCTCTCTGAAGCTCACCATGTCAGGCCCTCCTTCGGGCTCGGTCATGGGCACCATCTTCCCTGACCCTGTTGCCGACTGGCAACAAGGTCGCTACGTTGGATCCAGCACAACAGAACGGCCCCGGCCGGCACTGCGAATGCCATTGGCCGGGGCCAGCCGTCCACCTGCTTCACCAGGAGGAACAGCTATGGGACACCGTACCCACCCCACCCAGCAGGACGAAGCCCTGCGTCAGGCCCGCCTCGACCGCACCGTCCGCGACGGCCTCCACCTCATCGCCGACGAGCTCGCCCACATCGAGTCCGGCCGGCTCATGGACGCCACCCACCGGCTCCACCTCGCCCGCACCACCGCCAAAGCCACCCACCCGACCGACGCCACCGCCGCCGCCGAGTACGAGCGCCAGCTGCTCCTCCGCATGCCCTGGACCGACGGCCGACAGGTCACCCGCGGCGAGTACGCCCTCTGGCTCCACAAGACCTCCTGGGGCGCCTGATGGACACCCCCACCCCCGAGGCGCGCCCCGAGCCGGACTACACGCCCCGGCCGAACCCCATCACCGACACGCCCGCCACCCCCGCCGACTGCGCCCGCGACTACGCCGCAGCCACCGCCGTCCGGGCCGAGCTCGACAAGCAGAGGACCCGATGACCCTCCCCCGGATCAGGACACCCCTCCTCATCCCCGCCACCCTCCTCTCCGCCGGATCCCTCGCCTGGACCACCTGGAGCCTCGTCGACCTCGTCGGCGCCGGCCCCTGGGGCATCACCGTCGCCGCCGGAGCCGACATCATCTGGGCCTCCGTCATCTGGGCCGAAGCCCGCGGCCTCCGCATCGCCGGATGGCGCTGGCCCGTCGCCGCCATCGGCTGGGCCGCCCTCGTTGCCGTCGCCGCCTTCCTCGTCTGGCACGGCATCGACCGCCAGCACACCGCCATGGCCGTCGCCGGGCCCCTGCTCCCCCTCGGCGCGAAGGTCGTGTGGCTGCTTGCCCTCGCCGACATGCGCGACCCCTCAGCCCTCACCGACGACGACAAGGCCTTGCTCGCCGACGAGGAGCGCGCCATGCGCATGGACGAGGCCCGGCACCGGAACGCCATCCGCCGCCGCGAGATGGACGCCGAACTCCTCCTCGCCGACGTCTCGGTCGACTTCGAGATCGAACTCAGCCGACAGGGGAAGGCCCGCGAGCTCGCCCGGCGAGCACCGATCGCGATCGCCCCGATCACGCCCGAGCAGCCCCCGATCACGCTCGCGAGCACCCCCGAGCAATCCCAAGCTTCGGGGCGCCCCGAACCCGCCATGACCAGCGCGATCACCGATCGCGAGCAGAAGAGCATCGCCGATCTCGCCCGCGATCATGTCGCGATCCACCCGACCAACCCGGCCGCCACTGACGCGATCTGCTCGCTCCGACCCGACGCCGATCGCCCGTCCGTTGCCGCGGCTGTTCGCCGCGCTCGCCACCAGCTCGACGCCCGCGGAGGCTACCGATGACCCCCACCCTCGGCGCCGTCCTCATCGGCTTCGGCTTCCTCGTCTGGGAGATCGTCTCCTGGTACCCCGGCCTCAAAGCCCTCCAGCACAACGCCCTCAGCACCGTCGGCGACCTCCTCCCGTTCCTCATCTCCTGGTGCATCGGCGCCCTCACCGTCATGGTCGTCGGCGGCCTCGTCGGCTGGGCCGGAGACACCGCCCTCTGGGGCCTCAACACCTTCGGCGACGGACTGTTGGTCTACGGCGTCGGCGCCCAGACCGGCACCGCACCCGGCTCGACAGCGGCCCCCCTCACCCAAGGCGGACTGTTCATCACCGCCCTTGTCCTCATCGGGTTCCTCGCCCGCCGCAAGCGGGGCGCCAAGGCCTCCAAGTGGCGCGGCTGGGGCTCCGGCATCGGACTCGGCCTGTCCGCCGGCATCGCCCGCTACGCCGCCGTCCCCCTCGTCTCCAGCGTGAACCTGGCCGGAGCATGGGTCACCGGGATCATCACGTGACCACCGACGAGGAGACGCCCGTGGAGGAGCCTCAGGGCGCCTCCCGGGCGGCCGGCGGCTGCGCCCTCGTCATCGGCCTCGGCATGGCCGGGGGAGTCGTGGTCGCGGTCCCCGAGCTCGGCTACACGGTCGCCGGGGCGCTCGCCGTGGTCGCGGTCGGCAAGGCCCGCACATGGGCCGCTGGGCGCCGCCAGGACGCCGACGAGGCTGAGGCCGACGAGGAGGAGCCGGTCGACATCGTGGCCGTCCTCCAGCAGCTCGGCGAGGGCGGGCAGCACGTCCTCCTCACCCGCCTCGCCGACGAGGCTGGGCTGCCGGACACGAAGGCCGCGCGCGCACTCCTGGGTGAGGCGAGCATCCGGGTCCGCGCGGTCCGCGCCCTGGACGGCGAGGGGGTCGAGAGGAATGGGCCCGGCATCCACCGCGACGACATTCCAGCCCCTCTCCCCGAGAGTGGCGCCCCTTCTGGCGGGTGTGTTTGTGCAGGTCACGCCGCCAACGCCAACGCCAACAACGGGGCGGGAGAGGGGGCCGAGAAGGGGTTGCGTGTAGACCACATCGGCCACGCCGGGACCGTCGTCCGCACCCCCGCCGACGCCGCACGACACCACGCCATCCCCCGGGCCTGACGGCTGCCCGATCCGCCCGCGCGCCGGGCGGTGAGGGGAGCCGGGACAGACCCGAGCCCACACCCCAGGAGGACCCCATGGACAAGCCCAACGCCCCCGAAGCCGCCCCGACGTGGGAGAGCGAGACCCGAGCCGCCGTGGCCTGGATCTTCAGCGGGGACGGCCCCATGCCCAAGCGAACCGTCGGCCCGAACAGCCGACCCCTCGCGGACGCCCAGCCCAAGCAGGACAACGCCTGACTCACCGCACGACTTGGGGCGGCCGCATCCGCCAAGACACCGGCCGCCCCAATTCCCCATCCCGCTGAAGAGACAGGACCCACATCATGGCACTGCGCCAGCCCAAGCCCGCCCCCGACGACCCCCGTCTGAAGGGCCACGAGACCGTGTACAGCAGTAGCCGAGGCGGCCACTACCCGCCCGCGCAGAAGCCCGTCCCCGGCACACCGAAGAAGGGATGATGGGCGCATGGACGACCTGATCGCGTTCCTCAACGCTCGCCTCGACGACGACACCCGCTTGGCTTTGGCCGCGAGGGATCCGTGGTTCGGCTACGAACCGGATGAGCACGTGGAGCGGGTGAAGTGGGCGGACGCTCTGTTCATTGCCCAGCACAGCCCGAACCGGGTGTTGGCCGAGGTCGACGCCAAACGTGGGGTGGTCAAGGCCTACGAGCGCGCGGTAGCCGAGTTCCAGGACAGCGGACCCGCCATGATCTCCTACGACCGGCTGACCGGCTCCGTCAGCTCCCTGCGTACTGCGCTGGAGTTCCTTGCCCTGCCGTACGCCGACCACCCGAACTACGACACGAGCTGGCGGCCGTAGCCCCAACTGTCAGTGGCCGCGCGTACCGTGGACATGTCCAGTGCGACCGTTGCTGCTCAACCGAAAGCCCTGCCGAGCGTGGAACCCCGGCAGGGCTTTCGCGTACCGGGGCCCCGTGGCAGGATGCCCCGACACGCACCAAGGGGGCCCATGACCTACTACGTCGAGAAGCGCGGCGCCAACCACACGTTGCACCTCGTCCTCACTCTGCTTACCTGCGGCCTGTGGGCCATCACCGGCTGGCCCATCGCCGCCATCATGGGCCGCAAGCGCACTGTTCGGGGGCCGGCGCAGCCGCAGTTCTACCCGCAGTACATGCCGCCACCGCAGCAGCCGCCGCCGGGGCAGTACCCGCCGCAGGGCTACGGGCCGCCGCCCGGACCGTACAACCCGCCCCCAGGCCCCTACGGCGCGCCACCCCGCCAATAGCCCCACAACTCGCCCGCCCGGGTGCATACTCGTAGACGGATGAGGCGCCCTGTTGGTGAGATGGTCGGCGCGTAAGGACCCCAGTCACCCCCCGGGCTGGGGTCCTTCTGCATATGCTGGAACCCAAGTGAAAGGGGCTCCGCATGGCGACACCACTTACCGCCGACCAACTCGTCCGCGCCCTCCGCGCCGAAGGCGTCAAGGTCATCGAGACGCCGGGCTGGCGCGACAACAACCGGAACCACAAGGGCGCCTGGGGCCCGGTCAACGGCACGATGCTCCACCACACCGTCACCCCCAAGACGATGTCCGCCGTCTCCATGTGCTTCAACGGGACCGGCGACCTGCCCGGCCCCCTCTGCCACGGCGTCATCCGCCGCGACGGCACCGTCCACCTCGTCGGCAACGGCCGCTCCAACCACGCCGGCGGCGGCGACCCCAACGTCCTCCAGGCCGTGAAGGACGAGCGGTACACGACCAGACCCCCCGACCCACACCAACACCAGGGCAGCAGCGGAGCCGTGGACGGCAACGCGCACTTCTACGGCTGGGAGTGCGAGAACCAGGGCGACGGCCGCGATCCGTGGCCCGCCGTCCAGGTCGAAGCCATGGTCCGCGTGTCCGCCGCGCTGATGCGGGCGCACCAGTGGTCGGAGAAGAGCACGATCGGCCACCGCGAGTGGTCCGACTGGAAGAACGATCCCAACGGTCCCGACAACGTTGTCAGCATGCCTGGCCTGCGCGCCCGCATAGCCGACCGCCTCGCCCACCCCGCGTCCTGGACCCCCGGCACCACCCCCCCCAAGCCCCCCGCCCCAGCCCCCACCACTCCCGCCGGAGACACCATGGACCCCCGCCTCACCTGGCTCACCCGAGCCGAAGACCTCACCCTCATCCCCGGCAGCCCCCTCACCCTCTACTGGACCGCCGAACCCTCCGACAGCCCCGGACAGCACGGCGACGGCGGCAGCACGTTCCTCCAGGGCGCCCTCTACACCATCGAACTCGACCTGGAGTTCAGCGGCCTCGACGGCAACGAGTACCTGTCCGTCCGCACCCTCAACATCCCCACCGCCGGCGGCACAGCCGTCCCGGGCGGCGCCGTCGAGGTCGACGGCCGCGGCGACGGCACCAGCCTCGTCAAGCGCACCGTCACCCTCACCGGCCGCGTGACCACCGACTCCCGCCTCGCCATCGAGGTCACCGCCCAAGGGTCCACGGCCACCCTGGAGTACGCCCGAGTGCAGGGCCTGTCCTGGGCACTGTGAGTGAGCCCGATCGATGAGCCGACACTCGGCGAGCTGCTGCGCGACGTGCAGTCCGACGTCCGCGCCATCCGCGACGCGCAAGCCTCGTACCTCACCAAGGAGATCTACGACGCTAAGCAGGAGGCACTCGTGAGGCGCGTAGCGGCGCTGGAAGAGTCCCGGCAGACGTGGGTGCGGCTCATCGTGTCGGCGTTCGCCCTGCCGCTTCTGGTGATGCTGGCCGCCGTCGCCATGGGGGTGCGCCCGTGAGGCGAACCGTACGGAAGAACTTGACCTGGCTCGGCTGCGTGCTCGCCCTGGCGATGGCGATGGGCGCCGGCTTGGCCTACGCGCGGGGCGTGTCCGACCGGGTGGACCGGCTGGAGTCCGAACGGGCAGCCCTGGCCCAGCAGGTCCGCGAACTCGGCGGAACGCCCGTCGTCGGACCCCGCGGCGAGGCCGGCAACGACGGCCAGGACGGAGCCGTCGGACCGTCAGGACCCCCCGGCCCCACCGGCGCACCAGGACAGGACGGCAAGGACGGTACAGACGGCGCTGCGGGAAGCCCCGGCCCGAGCGGCTCCCCCGGACCGTCCGGACAGCCAGGCAAGGACGGAGCGGACGGCACCAACGGACGCGACGGCGCACCCGGACCCACCGGACCTGTAGGCCCCGCAGGACCCAGCGGACCACCCGGACCGACGGGACCGCCCGGACCCGCCGGACCCCAAGGCGACAAGGGCGAGCCCGCCGAGGCCTGCCCCGTCGGCTACGTCGGCGCCAACTTCGACTACCAGGGCGTGACCTACTTCGGATGCCGGAAGGAGACGACCCCATGACCGACGAGCCGTACCCGTGGGTGCGCCGGTCGACGGAGCGCGGCAAGGCCTACGACGCGTTCCAGGCCTACCTTCGCCTCGGCCCCCGCCGCACCATCACCGAAGCCGCCGAAGCCGTCGGCATCACCCGCGACTCCGCCCAGGACCTCTCCCGCCGCCACGACTGGGTCGCCCGCTCCATCGCCTACGACCAGCACCTCGCCACCGCCGCCACCGACGGCATCGCCGACCAGATGGCATCCGCCCGAGACGAAGACCTGGAGCTGGCCGGCCAGATGCGCGGGTACGCCCTCACTATGCTCCAGGAGTTCATGCTCGGTCGTGCCATCCCCCCCGCGAACTACTCGCAGTTCGTTCTTGCCATGATCCGCCTTGAGGAGCACGCCTTCCGGCTCAAGGACGACCCCAAGACCAGCGCAACCCGAGACAAGGTCAAGGACCTCCTCAAGCGTTTCGACAGGGCGAATCAGACGTGATCACCCCGGCCGAACTCGCAGGCCTCACCCCCGCCGAGCTGGAGCAGCTCGCCGAGGGGCTGGAGAAGCTTGTCGTCGACCGCGAGGCGGGCAAGGTCCCGTGGCTGTGCAACCGCCCCGACTGCGACGGTCAGCCCCACCCAGGGCGCCGCGGTGCACACTCCCGCGCCGCACAGCGGCCCCCTGCCGGAGACGACTGGGACGTGTGGCTTGCCCTCGCCGGCCGCGGCTGGGGCAAGACCCGCACCGGCGCCGAGTGGGTTATTGAGCAGGCCCGCACCCTGGAGCGTGGCGCGCTCATCGGCCCGACCGCAGCCGACACCCGGGACATCCTCGTCGAAGGCGAGTCAGGGATCATGGCCTGCGCCCCCGCCACCTTCCGGCCCACCTACTACCCGTCGAAACGCCGCCTGGAGTACCCCAACGGCGCTGTACAGACCCTGTACTCCGCCGACGAGCCGGACCGACTCCGCGGCCCCCAGCACCACTACGGCTGGTTCGACGAGCTCGCCGCCTGGCGGTACCTCCAGTACGCGTGGGACATGGCCCAGATGGGCATGCGCCTCGGCGACCATCCCCGCATCTGCATCACCACCACCCCACGCCCCCTGCCGCTGGTGAAGCAGCTGTTGAAGGACGAGCGGACAGCCGTTGTGCGGGGCTCGACCTACGACAACTTGAGCAACTTGGCCGAGACGTTCAAGCGGGCCGTGATCGCCAAGTACGAGGGCACCACGTTGGGGCGCCAAGAGCTGGACGCCGAAGTCCTCGAAGACCTGCCCGGTGCGCTCGTCGCTCGCGCCCTGATCGACCGGTGCCGCGTCACCCCGGACGAAGTGCCCGAGCTGATTTCGATCGTCGTCGGCATGGACCCCGCCGGCACCGGAACCGGCGACGAGACCGGCCTCGTCGTCACCGGCTGGGGCGTCGACCAGCACCACTACGTCCTTGCCGACGGATCCGCCAAGCGGAGCCCCGACCAGGCGGCGCGAGCGGCGTACGCGATCCGCGAGCAGTACAACGCCGCTCACGTAATCGTTGAGGACAACAACGGAAAGGACTGGATCGGCGAGGTGTTGCGCCGCGTCTGGCGCGACATGCAGCCCGCGGGGGATACGACGCCGCCGCCGGTGCGGACGGTGTGGGCCTCGCAGGGGAAGAAGCTGCGGGCGCAGCCGATCGGCATGCTGTACGAGCAGGGCCGCGTCCACCACGTCGGCTCCTTCCCGGAGCTCGAAGACCAGTTGACGACGTGGATCCCCGAAGAGGACCCCAAGAGTCCCGACCGGCTCGACGCGCTCGTACACGCGATTACTCACCACATGAAACGGGACCGCTCCCGTACCCAGCTGGTCAACCCGCACAAGGCTGCGCAGCGGTCCGGGCGTGTGCCGGGCCAGCATCCAGCACTCAAAGCACGCCGACAGGCGGCATGATGGGATGGAAATGGAAACGTATCCGCTTCTGATCGTGGTGGTGATGGCGCTGGCCACGGCCCGCGTCACCCGACTTGTCACCCGCGACCGCATCCTCGACGCGCCGCGGCGAGCTGTTCTGCGCGCCCTCCCCGACGACCATCTCCTCGCCTACCTGGTCGTCTGCGACTGGTGCGTCAGCGTCTACACGGGCGCGCTGGCGGCCGTGGGCGGGGCGTGGGCGGGCTGGTGGCCGTGGGCGTGGGTCCCGGCGCTCGCGCTCGCCTACTCGTACGTGACCGGCTACCTTGCATCCGGGGAGGGCGAGGGCTGATGGCGATCTTCCGCAGGCGCACCAAGGACGGACCGCTCCTCCCCGAGACACCCGACCCGAACATCGTCCCCCGCTCCATCACCGCTGCAGCTATGCCGATGGCTGGCCCGGGGGTGAAGATCGCGGACCGGGCGCGCAAGCAGTCCTCGAATAGCGACTGGCAGCGGCAGGGCTGGTACTACTACGACGTCATCGGCGAACTCCGGGCTCCGCTCGTGTGGATCGCTAATGCGGTCAGCCAAGCCGACCTGCACGCCACTGAGCTGGACCCGTCGACCGGTACGCCGACCGGGCCCTCGACGAACCCGACCGCCATGCAGGCTGCCGCGCAAGTCCTTGGCGGGGCAGCGAAGCGGGCGACGCTCCTGCGGGTGTTGGCCCTGTGTTGGCAGGTGCCAGGCGAGGCGTGGGTCATCGTCCGACCGCAAGGCGCGGACCGGCCCGACGAGTGGATCGTCCTGCCCCCGTCGCAGGTCAAGTCCAAGGGCAGCGGGGCGGACGCCCGATGGGAGTACCGCGACCCCAAGCTGGGCGTTGACGTCCCTCTGGACACGGCCTCGCGCCTGTTCCGGATCTGGTGCCCCCACCCCGCCGACTTCATCCAGGCCGACTCCGCCATCCGGCCCGCGCTGCCGATCTGCCGCGAGATCGAGAAGAGCTCCCAGACGATCGCGGGGCAGCTCGACTCCCGCCTCGCCACGGCCGGCGTGTGGCTCGTCGCCGACGAGCTGGACCTGCCGAAGGGCGACCACGAGACGACCGCGCTCGCGTTCATGGACGAGCTGCTCAGCGTCGCAGAGACCGGCATCCAGCAGCCCGGCACCCCAGCAGCCGTCGTACCCGTCGCGTTCAACGCCCCTGCCGAGATGATCGGTGCTGGCTCCGCGCTCGCGTTCGTCGACTCCTCCACCACGTTCGTCACCGGCCTGGACGAGCTGCGGGACAAGGCCCTCGCACGGCTGGCCACGACCCTGGACATGCCCCGTGACGTGGCGGCCGGCACGCAGGGCGAGTCGAACCACTGGTCGGCGTGGCAGGTGGAGGAGTCCACCTACAAGATCTTCATCGAACCCCTGCTGCGCGAGCTGGGCGACGGCCTCACAGAGCAGTGGTTCCGGCCCGCGCTGGTCGCCATGGGGATGACCGAGGAGCAGGCCGCCACGTACGAACTGGGCTGGGACACCACGAAGATCGTGGCCCGCCCGGACGACCGGGAGACGCTGGAGTCGCTCTACGACAAGATCCTGATCTCCGACGAGTACATGCTGACGGAGAACGGCATCCCCCTGGACGCCATGCCGGACGATGCGGAGTACACGAAGCGCCTGCTCCAGAAGATCGTCATCGGCGCCCCGACTCTCCTCAGTGACCCGAACGTCGCGGCTGCGATGGGATTCGAGGTGGTCGTCGCGCCGGAGGCTACGGGCGCCTCGGGCGAGATCGAGGGCGGCGAGCTGGAGCCTCCGGCGGAGGAGCAGCCGCGGGCGCTTCCGGCCACGCAGGAGGAACCGGAGCCGGAGGCCGTCCCGGACGGCCTGACGGCAGCAGCCGAGCTGCTCGTCTTCGACGCCCTCTCGCGTGCAGGCGGGCGCCTGCTCACGCGGGAGAACCGGGGCCAGTTCGTGTCGACGCCGAAGCACGAGTTGCACACCGTCATCCAGGCGGCACCGTTCGACTCGGAGCGGCTCCTGGAGGGCTCGTTCCAGTTCGTGCAGCCCGTGGCGGAGGCGTTCGGCTGGGACGCGGTACGCCTGCGGGAGCGCCTGGAGGAGTACGTCAGTGGCCGTCTAGTTCGGCAGGCCGGGCACGATCGTGCCGTGCTGCGGAGCTACCTGCGGTGACAACGTTGCCACCCGATGACGGGCTACCCCAACGGCTCCGCGCGGAGGCGTTCATCCGCGAGGGCGAACAGCGGGTTGCCCGCACCTGGTTCCGCTCCCTGACGCGCTGGCTCGACCGCGTCCGCCCCGCCGTCGTCCGAGGCGACACGGTCGACCCCGCGCGCGTCTCCGATCACGCCTCGTTCTGGACGGAGCAGGTCGACGTCGAGGTGATGCCCGTGGTCGACGGCATCCTGCAGCGGGCCGCACGCCGGGTGCGCCGGCAGGGCGTTCCGGAGGCGGATACGTGGGTGTCGACGTACCTGAATGAGGCGGGCAACCGCTTGGTCCGGCTGCCTGACGAGGTGTACGGGCTGATCGTCGTCGAGCTGGAGCATGGCATCCGGGAGCAGGAGTCCATCCCGGACATCGCGGCCCGGGTGTCGACGGTGCTGACGGCGACGGGCTCGGAGCGGTGGCCGCGTCGGGCGGTGACGGTGGCTCGGACGGAGACGCTGGCGGCCGTGAACGCCGGGGTGTACCGGTCGGCGCAGCTCGATGCGGAGCAGCGAGGGGATCCGGCGCCGTTCAAGCAGTGGATCGCCACGGCCGACCCGAGAACTCGGGACACGCATCGGGAGGCGGACAAGCAGCGCACGCTTCTGTCCGAACCGTTCGTTGTCGGGGGCGCACAGCTCCTCTACCCCGGCGACCCACGCGGACCGGCAAACGAAGTCATCAACTGCCGGTGCTCCATGTTCCCAGTGGTGCTGGGTGAAGAGATCGACTGGACAGACAGGCAGGACCCATGAGCGACAGCACGGCTTGGATGGAGATGGACGGCGGGTTCATCCCGCTCGTGGTGGAGGCCACCGGGTACGCGGAAGTCACGCTGTCCCTGGCCTTCCCTGAACTGGAGGAGGACCCCGATGAGTAGAACCTGGAGCGCGGTGCTGGCTCGGCTGGGTGTACCCACTGGCGACGGCCGCATCATCGACCCCGCAGGCGGCGCCAGCCGTGACCTGCCGCTCCCCCTCATGTGGCAGGAGCTGTCGGACGACGGGCACGGCGGCTCCCGTGTCGTGGGCCGGATCGAGACGCTGCGGATCGCCGACGGCATGGTCACCGCCACCGGCAGCATGCTGGAGGACATCCCCTACTCGGTCACCGAGCAGCTGGAGGCCGGCGTCGTCGGCCCCTCCGTGGATCTCGACGACATTGAGTACGTGATGGGCGAGAACGAGCAGCTGGTCATCACTCGCTGGCGCGTGTCTGGGGCCACGCTGGTCTCGATCCCGGCGTTCGCGGACGTGTCCCTCACCCTCGACCCGCTGCCCGCCGAGCCGGTCACGGTCCCGGAGCCGAGCGAGGACTACGTCGAGGAGTGGCTGTACGCCTCTGCCGCGCCCGAGCAGCTGCCCCCGACGGACTGGTTCCAGCGGCCGGACGTCGACCGGCTGACCCCCCTCACCGTCACCGACACCGGCCGCGTCTTCGGGCACATCGCGGGCTGGTCAACCTGCCATGTCGGGCTGCCCGGCTGCGTCACCCCGCCGTCGTCGCCCACCGGGTACACGTACTTCCACGTGGCCGAGCAGCGCACCAGCGACGGCGCCACGCTGCCCGTAGGGACGCTTGTCGCCGGGCCCCGGCACGCGGACGCCCAGTTGGCGTTCCGCGCCGCGCAGGAGCACTACGACGACCCAAGCGCAGCCGTCGCCCGCGTCGTGGCCGGCGAGGACGAGTTCGGCATCTGGGTTGCGGGCTGGCTGCTCCCCGGCGCCACGCCGGAGGCACTGGATACGTTCCGCACGTCGCCCGTATCCGGCGACTGGCGGCGCGTCGGCGGCGCGCTGGAGCTCATCGGCGTCTGCTCCGTGAACGTGCCCGGATTCCCGGTCCGCCGGGTGCACTTCGCCTCCGGAGCACAGCGGGCCCTGATCGGATCGTTCGGCATCACGCCCCAGCAGAGCGCCATGCCGGAGCCCATCGACACCACCGAGACCGACATCGCCCGTGCGCGTCTGCGCTGGGCCCTCGCCACGACGGAGGACTGACATGCCGTGCAACTGCGGAGGGGCGAAGACCCTCACCGACTACAAGGTCACCTATCGAGGCGGCGGGGAAGCGTTCGTCACCCACGAGGAAGGCGGCCTTGTCAAGGTGCGCCAGCTCCTGGCCAAGTCCCCGAAGGGCGGCACCTACCAGGCCGTCACCCGCGCGAAGTAACACGCCGCAAGCCGGGCGGCCCTTACAAGTCGCCCGGAAAGCGGTACCCTGCACACAGCTTCGATGCTGGCGGTGGGCCGGTCGATGCAGACGAGTTGTTGTCGTTCTGCCGACTGGAAGGAGACCACCGTCATGGCAGAGCAGACCCCGGAGAGCACCGAGCCCAACGAGCCGGTCGCCTTCTCCATCACCGACGCCACCGACGAGCAGCTGCTCACCGAGTACAACCGCGTCCGCCAGTACGGCACCGAGCTGTCTGGAGACGCCAACGCCAGCCCCGACGAGCTGACCGCCGCATCCGCGCAGCTCCAGGAACTGGCTGCCGCCGTCCAGGAGCGGGCCGCCCGCGCGCAGGCCACGCAGGCCGCCCGCGACGCGTTCTCCAACGCGCCCGAGCTGACCATCCCCACCCAGGTCATCCCGGCCCCCGCCGTCGAGACCCCGGCCGCCGAGGAGCCCGTCGTGGAGACCCCGCCCGCGCAGGTCCCGTCCGTCTCCCAGATGGCCGCCCAGACCACCATGCCCCAGACCCCCAAGGCTCCCGAGCCGACCGGCGACCGCACCCGCATCGTCTTCTCTTCCGACGGCGCCGCCGCCCTCGGCACCGGAGTCGGCTCCGACGCCACCGTCCGCCAGCTCGCCGACGCCTCCACCAAGCTGTTCGGCCAGTACGGACGCAGCCTCTCCGGCGTCAAGGCCCGCCACGCCATTGGCCAGTTCACCCGCGACCGCGGCGAGTGGCGCCTCACCGGCCGCGACCGCAACGCCGACGAGGAGACCCTCTCCAAGCTCCGCTCCCAGGCCCGCCTCCAGGGCGGCTCACTCATGAACGCCTGGACCAAGTCTGTCGAGGCGGGCGGTACCCACATGGGCGCCCTCACCGCCGCCGCCGGCTGGTGCGCGCCCTCGGAGAACAACTACGAACTGTGCTCTCTGTGGACGCGTGACGGCATCCTCGACCTGCCGACGGCTGGCGCCCCCCGAGGCGGCGTGCAGTACACGAACGACTGGTCCTGGGCGCAGATCATGGACCCGGCGCTCACCAGCTTTACGAAGCTGACCGAGGCGCAGGTCATCGCGGGCACGGAGAAGAACTGCACCGAGCTGCCCTGCCCGACGTTCGTCGAGCGGCGCCTCGACGTGGGCGTTTCCTGCGTCACCGGCTCGTTCCTCCAGGATGTCGGCTACCGCGAGAACGTCGCCACCCTGATCGACGGCCTCACGCTCAAGCACGAGCTGGAGATCAACAAGGACCTCCTCGCGCAGATCGCCACCCAGGCCGGTGCCGCCGTGGTCATCCCCGCACAGGGCGCGGCCGCCACCGGATCCACCCCCGACGCCTCAGCCGTCTCCTCGATCCTCGCCGCCGTCGAGGTCGCCGCGATCGACATGCGGTACCGCGAGCAGATGTCCGAGAACCAGACGCTGGAGGTCATCCTCCCGCAGTGGGTCCTCGCCCAGTGGCGCGCGGACATCGGCCGCCGCAACGCCTGGTACGCCGACCCGTTCGCCCTCGCCAACGGGCAGATCATGTCCTGGTTCACCACCAGGAACATCCGCCCGCAGTTCGTCCGCGGCTGGCAGGACGCCCAGTCCGGCGGCGCTCCGGCCTCCGGCTACCCGGGCGACATCACCGCCCCGATCACCGCGATCACCGCGCTGCCGACCACGGTCGACTTCTACATCTACCCGGCCGGCGCGATCGTCCTGCTCCGCGAGGACGTCGTCACCCTCACCAACGTGTACGACTCCACGAACCTGAAGCAGAACCTGTACACCGCGCTGTTCATGGAGGAGGGCTACGCGCCGATCTTCCCGTGCGGCGAGGTCCGCAGGTACACCGCGCAGGCCTGCCCGTCCGGTGCGACCGGCCACCAGGTGTGGTCGTCGTGCGCGGCGCCGGCTGCGTGACCTACCCCGTGATCCGGGCCGCCCGCCCACTCGTCGTCCGGGCGGGCGGCCCCTCGATCGGAGGGAGGTGACGACATGGCAGTGATCATCCTGAACGGTGCCGAGATCCCCACCCCGGCGCCGGGACTGCGCCGCTACGGCGTGTTCGACGCGGCCGTAACCGGGCAGCTCGACCCCAGGTATGTGGCCTCGGGCATCCAGTTCTACCCGGAGGACTGCGGCGTCGGCGTCCTCACGTACGACCCGACGTGCGCGCCGCCGCATGCGGCCAAGGCGTTCGACGACACGGGTGTCGAGTTCGTCGAGGCCAACCCGTACTGGCTGTACGCCTCGTACCAGTGCGGCACCGTCGGCACGTCCGCCGAGGATGTCCGGCGCCGTGTCCAGAAGCGGTACAACGGCGGGGCACAGCACGCTGTCGAGAGCACCATGTGGACCGGCGGCGGCCTCACCGGGGTCCCGGCCCTCACGACCGCAGGCGCCACCCCCATCACCCCCGCGGCCCCCGGCGCCGGGGCTGCCCTCGCGGCGGCAGAGCAGGCGTTCTGGGACCTCCACGGCTACGCGGGCGTCCTCCACGTCAACACCCAGGCGTACGCCGCCCTGGCGTACTCCCAGATGATGACCCGCTCCGGCGGTGCCGGCGTGTACCGGACGCCGCTGGGTACGGCCCTGTCGCTCGGCGCTGGCTACGGCGTAACAGGCCCCGCAGGTGTGGCTCCGGCGGCTGGGTTCGTGTGGGCGTTCATCACCCCGCAGACCTACGTCTGGTCGACCGAGGTCCAGCAGCCTGACCCGATCCAGACGCTGGACCGGCTGTCGAACCAGTGGCTGGGGCTCGCCGAGACCGTGTACCTGCACGCGTGGGTGTGCGGTGACGTGGTCGCCGTCCAGATTCCCGTCGCCGCCCCGGCTGTGGCAACGGTCCCGGAGGTACCCGCATGACCACGGATTGGGTGACTGTGCTCCCGGGCGACTCCGGGATCCAGAAGACCGCGATCGCCCTGCTGGCGGTCGCTGACGACCCGGCTGACGTACGGACCCAGCGGGGAGGGACCGAGTTCCTCGTCGCCCCGTACGTGGCCGACAGGTACAACTCTGCGCCCGCGCCTACTTCCAGGACGCGGCGCCGCGCGAAGAAGGAGGATGAGTAATGGCTGTCGAATGTGTCCGCCTGTCGCGCGGCAAGAGGGTGCGCCTGACCAAGCTGAACGAGTGCGGGTCGGTGGTGAACGGCCCGAACTCGACGTTGACTGCCGAGGCGTTGGTGACGGGTACGTTCACCCCGAACTACGCCGAGGCGCAGGAGATCAGCATCCTCAACGCCAACGGCGACGAGTGCATCTCCGACCGGTCGGCCGTGTCGCTCCGCTGGATCGACATCAGCCTGAACGTGTGCACCTGGGACCCGACGATGATCAACCTCATCACCGGCGACCCGCTCGTCCTCGACAACGCCACGCCCACCCCGAACATGGTCGGCTTCAGCATCGACACCGACCTCACGGGCAGCGCCAACTTCGGCCTGGAGATCTGGTCCGGCATCACGGGCCAGTCCTGCGACCCGGCCGGGAACACGAAGTACCAGTACTGGATCCTCCCGTGGGTGAAGGACGCCCAGTGGGGCGAGTGGCTGCCCGCGCAGAACGACGGCATCACCGCCACCTGGACGGCCCGCGCCGTGACGGGCGGGAACTGGGGCGTCGGCCCGTACGACGACGTGCTGCGTGACGCCGTGACGCCGGCGACCCTGACGGCGCTGACGACGCCGATGGGAGACACGGAGGTGCTGCGGTCCATCACGACGTCGGCACCGCTGCCGACAGCCGTGTGTGGCGCGACGGTGCTTCCCGTTCCGTAGCCGGGCCGGGGGTTCTGGCCGACGGCTCCCGGCCAGAACCCCCCTTCCATGTAGGGACCGAGGATGACTACTGCCCCTTACCCTCCGGGCCCGTGCGAGTGGCCCATCGACACCACCTGCTGCCCCGACTGGAACACCTACACCCCCGAGGTGCAGGCCCGCGCCACGACGTTCGCCGTGGCGATCCTCGACGCCCTCACCGGCCGCCAGTTCGCCCAATGCCCCGTCGCCTACCGGCCGTGCGGACCGAAGTGCGCCTCCGGCCCCGGCTACATGTCGTGGCCTGTCGGCACCCCTGGCGTCTCCGCTGGTGGTGGTCCGTGGATGCTGCCGTACGTCGATGCCGGAGTGTGGCGCAACTGCGGCTGCACAGGCGGCTGCTCCTGCGCCGCAGCGTGCGAGGTTCCGTTCCCCACCTCCGTGGCTTCAGTCACTTCAGTCACTATCGACGGCGCCACGCTGGACCCGACCGCCTACCGGCTCGATTCGTGGCGCGGGATCCCGCGGCTGGTTCGGGTCGACGGCGAGTGCTGGCCGCAGTGCCAGGACATGAACGTCAACGCGGGCGAGGTCGGCTCGTTCGTCATCACCTACCAGCCCGGCCGCCCCCTCCCCGTAGCCGGGCAGATCGCCGCGGGCGAGTACGCCTGCGAGATCGCCAAGGCATGCGTCGGCGCCGACTGCGCCCTGCCCCAGCAGATGGCGTCCATGACCCGCCTGGGCGTCGACATCGAGGTCGTCGACCCCACCACGGTCGCCGAGGAGGGGCTGACGGGCCTGCCGAACGTCGACCTGTGGATCCGCTCCGTGAACCCCGCACGCCGCGCCCAGCGGTCCCGCGTGGCGTCCGTCGACACCTACCGGGGGCGGGTCTCGTGACGAAGGCTATGGAGCTCGCGCAGATCCTCCTCGGCTGCCTGGAGAACGCGTTGCAGGACCCGCACCCCTGGCCGGTCGCGTCGGACCGGGTGATGCTGCGGGCAGGCCAGGAGGTCATCCCACTCGCCTCCACGACAGGAGACGAGTGTTGTGCCGGCCTCGGCTACGTCCGGATCGCGCAGATCTCCGGCGCCAGGGACATCCAGGATCGGCTTGCCGGATCCGGCTGCTTCTCCACGGAACGCCTGCTGACGCTGGAGCTCGGCGTGTACCGCTGCATCCCCACCCCGCCCGCCGACCAGATCATCACAGCCGACCAGTGGACCGAGGCGGCACTGAAGCTGGACGCCGACCAGGGCGCCATGGAGAAGGCCATCTGCTGCGCCTTCACCGACCCGACGGACAGCCTGCGGATCGGAACCGTGGCGGCCGGCCTGTACGAGCCTGTCGGCCCGGATGCCAACTGCATCGGGGGCCGTATGACCGTGAACATCCAGATGGAGGCGTGCTGCTGATGACCCGCACCAAGAAGACGACCACGACGGCCCGCCTGCGGGTCCGCACCAGCTTCGACGGGTTCCGCCAGGGCGAGGAGCACGAAGGCCCGCTGGAGGGGCCGGTCCTCGGCTGGGTGACGCTCGGCCTGATGGAGGTGATCGAGGGTGGCGAGAGTGCGGCTGGATCGGGCGGCGCTGAACCGGACGTTCTCGGCGACGAGTCGGAGTGAGGGCGAGATCGCTGCCCGGCAAGTCGTGGCGCGGGCGAAGGTGCTGGCCCCCGTGGACACGGGCCGCCTGCGGGCGTCGATTCGGGTGGAACGCCGGTCGTTCTTCGGGCTGAGGCAGCGGTGGACGGTCGGCTCGGACGTCGACTACGCGCCGATGGTCAACGACGGGACCCGGCCGCACATCATCCGCCCCAAGCGCGCGAAGGCCCTCCGCTTCAACGTGGGCGGGAAGGTCGTCTTCGCCCGAGTCGTGCACCATCCCGGCACTCGGGCACGCCCGTTCCTCGACCGGGCGCTTGCGGATGTCGCGCGGTCACGTGGCTACAGCATCACGCAGCGATAGGCTAGGGCTATGGACGACGACAAGACGATCGACACCGCCACTCACAAGCTGACGATCGCAGGCGAGGAGTACGAGTTCGGCCAGCCCGAGCCCGAGCTTCTCGCGCGGATGATCCTGATCTCCCACATGAACGCGGGCGAGCTCCTCACGATTGAGGCGCTGACGAAGTGGTTGGCCACGGCCGCCGGCCCGGTGGTGTGGGGGGCCATCATGAAGCGCTTCATGAACGGTGACGTGGACGTCGAGGATCTGATGAAGGCGATGGGTGAGCTGGTCAGGCTGGTTGCGGGGAAGCAGGACGCGACGTCTGATGCGGCGTGATCTGTCTCCTCTCGCACGGGGGCCGGTTCCGGTAGTGATCGGGGGCCAGGCCTTCGATTTGGCGTGGCGTCCTGCTGCGGAGTGGACCACCGTGCGTGCGGAGATGGATGTGATCCACTTCCTGTCGGAGGAGGATCGGACGGCGATCGGCCGCATGGTCATCGACGGCACCGTGACTTCTGACAACGTTGTCCGAGCCGTGCACCAGGTACTGGAGACGGTGACGGGGCGCCGCTGGTGGGAAGGGCTGCAGCTCCTGCTGATGTCCGTACAGCCCGAGGCACTCGGCCACCTGACGCTGGCGGGCGTGGATCCGTGGCAGCGGTCGGCGTACGAGTGGTGCGCCGCGACCTACGCCCTGTACACGCGGAACGCGGACGAGAAGGAACGCATGCGCTTCGACTTTCAGCTGTCCCTGCCACCCAAGGGATACGAGGACGCGTGGAGTGAAGGCGAAGGCGACGACCCCGAGGCCGTGGAGAAGGCCCTGGCCGGATGGACGGGAGGGTGACACATGGCCGCTAACCAGGCCGAAGTTGACCTAGTCGTCAACGCTGCGGGCGCACTGCCCGATTTGGAACGGCAGCTCAACCAGATCATCCGCGAGGCAGAGTTCGGGGCCGACGAGGTCGACGTCCAGGCATCGCTTGCGGTGCAGCACTCGATCGCCGTCATGTCCACGCAGCTCCAGCAGGCGATCACGGATGTCGACCGGACCAACCCGACGATCGATGTCGACGCCGCGCTCGACACCCTGACGTCCCTCAGCAACCTGCGTGAGGACGTCGGGGAACTCACCAGCCGCATCAACTCCGGGCTGTTCGACCCGATCGAGCTGGCGGCCGAGCTGGACCTCAGCCGCTCGCTGCGGGAGGTCACCGAAGACCTGCACGACCTGGTACAGGACGCGGAACGGACCGCCGAGGCCATTCGCCTGGACGTCGAGCTAGACGAGGAGCGGGCAAGCCGGCGGGCAGAGCGGCTCACTCGGTCGCTTCACAGGATCGGCGAAGGCGCCAGGGTCGCCGAACGTGGCGTTCGTACGATGCTGCTCGGCACAGCGGGCCTGTCCCTCGCGGTGGGCGGCGCGGCAAACACGGTGGCGGCTCTGGCGGCTGCCCTTCAGCAGGTGGCGCCGGCCGCGGCCGTGGGTACGTCGGCGCTCCTGACTCAGAAGCTGGCGCTTGGCACCCTGAAGCTCGCTCTCATCGGCGTGGAGGAGGGGATCCAGAACGTCTTCAATCAGGATCTGACGGCGTCCGAGTTCCACAAGTCGATCGAGGGTCTGGCCCCTGAGGCGCGGCTGTTTGTGGACGAGATCCACACGATGCGCCGGGAGCTGCGGGCGGTGCAGCAGGAGGTTCAGAACCGGGTCTTCCGGAACTTCGACGACGACCTGAGGAGCCTGACCAAGACCCTGGGTCCGACGATCACCCGAGCCCTGAACGCCACGGCTGACTCCCTCAACGCCATGGGCCGCAACGCTGTCGTGGCCGCCAACCAGATGGGCAAGCAAGGCGTCTTGGGGCAGGCTCTCACCGGGGCAACGACGGCCCTGGAGACGCTGGAGAAGGTGCCGGCCCGCGCGGTGCGGTCGTTCACCTTCCTGGCCGCTGCCTCCTCGCCAGCGCTGAACCGGATCGCGCTCGCGGTTGACGACGTGTCGCTGAAGATCCAGAACAAGTTGCAGCGGGCCTTCGAGTCGGGCGCGTTGGAGCGTTCCATCGACAAGGCCGTGGCCACGCTTGCGCAGCTCGGTACCGTCATCCAGAACTTTGGCGGCGGCATCTCCAACATCTTCTCTGGCCTGACCCAGAACGGCCGGGGCTTGTTCCAGATCCTGGAGGACATCTCCGAGGGCTTCGAGCGGCTGACAGCCAGCCGCGAGTTCCAGACCATCCTGGGGGAACTCGCGCTCACGGCCGACACTCTTGTGCAGAACATCCTGCCCCTGATCCAGGAAGCGTTCGTACAGCTTGCCCCGGTGATCGAGACGCTGGCGCCGGTGGTCAGGGACTTCGTGACCGCCATCGGCCCCGAGCTGATCCCCGTGATCCAGGAGCTGGGCCCCATCCTGCTGGACATCGCGATCCTGCTGCAGGAGCAACTGCCGAACGCGATCATCATCACCAAGACGTTTCTGGAGGCGCTCGTCATCGCCCTCCAGGCCGTGCAGTTCATCATGGAGGAGGCTGTCCTTCCGGCAATCCGGAAGGTCAACGAGTTCCTGAACAGCGAATTCGTCAAGACGATCCAGACCGTCTTCAACACCGTCACCGACTCCTTCCCCAAGATCGGCGACAAGTTTGCCGAGCTGAACAGCCGGGCTGCTGATGCCATCAACGGCATGATCGAAGTCCTGGGAGATCTGATCGGCAAGCTGCGGGACGAGTTCGTCGATGGCATCGTGTCCGTGGTCGATGAGGCTATCCGCGAGTTCCTGAACCTGCGAGACGGCATCGTGAACGCCCTCGCAGATCTGCCGGACCAGATGTTCAGCATCGGCATCAACATCATCGACGGCCTCACCGGCGGTCTCGTTTCCCAGGTGGGCAGCCTCATTAGCACCGCCCAGGGCATCGCCGATTCGATCTCCTCCACGATCCGCGGCGCCTTGGACACCCACTCGCCGTCACGTGTTACGCGCGCCATCGGCCGGGACGTAGTAGACGGACTGATCGTCGGCATGGCATCGCGCGTGGCGCCGTTGAAGGCGGCGTCCGAGCATCTGGCTGGCGTGATCACCGGTGCTTTCCCGCAGACGCCGACGGCGAACATCGGCCAGGTACGGATCCCCGGTACCACCGGGCTCGGCACGTCCGTGGTCAACGTGTACATCGGAAACCAGCTGGTGAAGCAGATCATCGACGACCGCTTGCGGGCCATGCAGAACCAGCGGGATCGGACCTACGCCATGGGGGTGCGCCTCTGATGGCGACCTATCTCGTCGTGCACGTGAACTTCGGATTTGGCGCCCCGTTCTACGTTGCCAGCGTGGAGCGAGGCCTGTCCGCGACCGGGCCATGGGTACCGGTCGGGCAGGTCGCCCTCATCAACGATGACCCCAGCCCGGACGGCGGCGAGGGCTACTTCTACGACAACACCGTCGCGTTCGACACGCCCGTCTGGTACCGCTTCACTCAGCTCGACGAGGCAGGAACTCCCGGAGCGTCCACGATCGTCGGCCCCCTCACGCTGGCCAGCGGGGGCAGCATCGTCATCTCTGATCCGGCGCGGCCGTGGGCCGACATCGAGTTCCAGCTCTGCGAGACCACGCAAGGAGTCATTGCCGCGGGGTGTGCGCCGTCGGGTCCTGAGCTGGTCTGGTCGCGCTTTGGTAACCGGGACCGGGTAGCGGACGCCGGCCTTTTCCCGGTCCTGGATGCCGAGCGTCCGGCGGACATCTATGCCCGGCGTAAGGACCACAGCGGAACGGGCACGTTCCTGACGAAGACGCTCGCCGCCATCGACCGGGTATACGACCTGTTCACGGCGGGCGGCCCGCTGTACCTGCGGGCTCCTGCCGCGTACGGCCGCACCGACTTCGCCTTCCAGCCGGGTGACCTGTCTGAGGCGTTTCTGACGGAACTCATTGACCAGCGGCTGCCGTTCCGCCTCTGGTCGTTCCCGTACGTCGTTGTTGACCTGCCGCTCGGCCCACAGCAGGGCACGAACTGTGCCAACTGGTGCGCCATTCCCGAGGCGTTCCCCACCTTCGCCGACCTCACCGCCACCGGGCACACGTGGGGCGCGATCGCTACCGGAGAGACGGTGTGTCCCGGCACTACCGGGGACGGATACGGATTCGGTCCCTACGGGGACGGCCCCTACGGCGACGGAGGATGACATGCCGCTGACCCCCATCCCTATCGGCACCACACCCTGGGGTGCCGCGCTCAACGCGCAGATTCAGGATCTGGACGGCCGGACCATCACCCTCGAAGCGGCCAACGCCACGCGCCCGGCCGACCACGGTCTGAAGGCCTGGACGTTCGATCCGGCCACCAACCTGGTCGCCCAGGTGCTGACCACCGGCCTGCTGGAAATGGTCAAGCTCCCCATCCGCACAGCCACCACGATCACCAACATCGTGGCCGCGATCTCTACCGCCGGGACGGGCTTGACCGCTGCCCAGAACTGGGCGGGCCTCTACAACTCGGCCGGCGCGCTGCTGTCGCAGACCGCCGACCAGACCACGGCGTGGGCGTCCACGGGCGTGAAGACGATGGCGCTGGCCGCCCCACAGCCGGTGGCGGCGGGGAACTACTACGTGGCGTTCGTCAGCAACGGGACCACGCCCCCGCAGATGCCCCGCGGCTCGTCCCTGGGCATCGGCGCCGACCTCCTCAACATCGGCCTGACAGCGGCCACGGCCCGGTACGCCACGGCCGGCACGGTGACCACGCTGCCGGGGACGGTCGCGATGGCGTCGCGGACGATAGCGGCCCGTGCCTGGTGGGTGGCGGTCAGCTGATGCTCCCTTCCTCGTCCACCTACCGGGCCGTGCTGCCGGCGCCGCACAAGCGGCGCTTCCGCATCGACGTGACCGACATCGACGGCGTGGTCCGGGCCTCCGATATTCGGCCTTTCGGCGGGGAGGTCAATGCGTTCGTGTCACAGCGGGTGACCCGCAACGCCAGCTTCCAGCTGGGGAAAGAGTGGTACCCCGCGACCTCTGACGATCCTCTGTCGCCGGAGTTTGCCGTGGCGCACATCCAGGCCGGCGTCGAGTACGGCGACGGGTCGTTCGAGATGTTTCCGATCTTCACTGGGCGGATCAGTACGGCTGCGCTTCAGCCGGACGGCAGCGTGAACTTCGAGTGCTACGACCTGGCAGCCGACGTGATCGGGTACAAGTTCGAGCAGCCCCGCACCACGACGTCGGGCATGACGCTGGAGCAGATGCGGAGCCTGATCTCGGAAGCTCTGCCGCAGGCGACGTTCGGAACAGACGACGTCCTGGACTCCCCCACCCCTTCCCTGACGTGGGACGAGGATCGCGGCCAAGCGCTGGACGACCTGGCCCAGTCTCTCGGGGGCCGCTGGTACGCGCTGGGGGACGGTTCCTTCGTGGTCCGCAGCTTCGCCTACACGCCGGGCCCCATCGCCGCGGTGTACACCGACGGTCCTCGGGGCGTCGTCTCCAGCGCCATCGTGGCCCGTACCCGCGACGGCGCGTTCAACAGCGTCGTCGTCGTGTCCGAACGGACTGACGGGACCGACCCAGTACGCGTGCCCGCGCGCGTGGGGAACTCGGACAATCCCCTCTTCTTCGGCGGCAAGTACGGGCGCGTGTCGCAGGTCATTAAGGTCCAGACGCCGCTGTCCGTGACGCAGGCCCAGACGCTCGCGCAGACCCAGCTGTCTGCCTCCTCGGCGCTGCGTGCGCAGTGGGGCGACGTGCAGATGGTCCCCGACATGGCACTCGAACCCGGCGACACCATCCAGCTCGGCTACCGCGGACAGACAGGGGTCCAGATTGTCGACGCCATCACCTACCCGCTCGACAACCAGGCGTTGATGCGTGTGACCGGAAGGGCTGGGGTGGATCCGCAGTGAACCAGACTGAGACGTACGCATTCCCGTACCCCGAGTGCGACCCGCCGCTGGTCAAGGACTCGTCGCAGATCGTCCAGATGCAGAGCCTGGCGCTGGCCATCGACGACAAAGTACAGCAGGTGGTGGAGAGGGTCGACGACGTACTCGTCCGGCCGCCTGCCACACGGGTCGGAATCGCCATTCTCCCCGTGGCGACCACGGACAACCTGGTCACGCCGTTCTTCGACACGAGCGTGTTCGCGGTCAACTGGGGCGCCCCTACAGCACTGTCCACGCAAGGCGGCATGCTGGTCCAGAAGGGCGGCTGGTACCTGGCGGGCGGCCATGCGCTGGTGACCTCGGCAACGGCCACTGTGCTGCCGATGGTGCGTCTCACCGTGAACGGTGTGGCCGCGTCGTCCTGGTCGGCGCCGGCGGGGAACTACGGGGTGTCGAACTCCCGCCTGGCAGCGTTGTCTGCCGTTCCGCTGCTGGTCGCGGAGCAGGACGTCATCCGACTGGAGATCAAGCATTTGGCGACGGGGTCGCCGGCCTGGGACTACCGGCCGCACCTGTGGTGCGTGCGGATGCTGGAGACGCCGTGACCAACAACATCCCCTCCATCATCGCTGCTCAGGGCGGCCCGTACGCGCAGATGCGTACCGGGGTGGTCGTCAGCTTCACCACGGCGCAGGCGATCGTCAGCGTGGGCGGCACCACGTTCCCGGCCGCGTATCTGCGGGGCGTCCCGCTCGTGGCCGGAGACCTGGTCGCGTGCCTCCAGCAAGGCGGATCCTGGCTGGTCTTGGGCCCGTATGCGGGTGTGGGTTCGAACCTGCTGGTCGACGCCAACCCGTCCTTCGAGCTGTCCGAGCCGGGCAGCTTCCCCAGTCTGTGGTTCCAGGCGGACCTGTCCGGCTTGTCAACGATCACGGTCATCGACGAGCCGAATGCGCCGGCCGGATCGCAGGTCACGCGCGTCACTGGCACGGCGGCTGGCACGCAGTCGTACCTGTACTCCCAGCCGATCCAGGTCACCACCGGCCAGCAGTTCGCGGTGACGGCGTATGCCGGAGGGGACTACCAGCCGTCCGACACCCCCGGCGCTGATGCTGCTCTGGTGGCCCTCTGGTTCGCGAACGAGACCAACCTGTACCCGACGACGTCCAACCCGGACATCGTCATCTCGACGGGCACGGACATTGTCCAGGCGCCTCCGTACACAACCCTCGGCGGCACCGTCACAGCGCCGGTCACCGGCTTCATGCGGATCGCCCTGCGTTCCACCGTCCAGGACTCCCAGGCAGTGCACTGGGACAGCGTGATCGTAAGGAGGATCTGACATGACGATGACCACGCCGAACCGGAACTACCCGTATCCGGAGTACAGCGACGCGAACGACTTTCCGGCGCAGGATCAGGCGCTGGCCACGGCGATCGATACGGACCTGGACACGTCGCTGCGGGACCCGATCGTGCAGGCTCTCGACGAGCCGTCCGCCCGCGCATCCAGGCCGGCCGGGTCGCAGGCGGCGGCTACCGGGGTGGACGTCACGCTGTCGTACACGACGGAGAACTACGACAACAACAGCATGATCAACATCGGTGGGTCCGCTACCAACGTGGTCATCCAGACGCCCGGCGTGTACCTGCTGACCGGCTCGGCCAACGTGCAGCCCGACGGCACCGCCACGGGAGCGGCAGCACTGATCCTGGCGTCCTCGGGCGGCGTCGTACCCAACCCCGTCGGCACGTCCCGGAACCTGGACAACGACAAGGACACGTCACTGTCCTGCACCACGCTGCACCAGGTCACGACCGTGCCGGAGACGATCACCCAGTTCATCCGCCACAACCACGGCGCATCGCTGAACATCAGCATTGCCCAGATCACGGCCACGAGGATCTCCGGATGACCGCCTTCACTCCGAACTTCACCCTGCCGTACGCCCAGCCTGGCGACCCGGCCGACGTCCCGTTCTACCTCGAAGGCCTCGCCACCACGGTCGACACCACGCTCGCCGACCTCGAAGCGCAGGGCCGCCCCCGGTACATGGCGCAGGTGCTGGGCACCGTCCCGAACGTCATCCCCGGCACCGCCACCCTGGGGACGTTCACGTGGCAGCTCGTGGACTTCAACGTCGACTACCCGGACTTCTTCCCGAGCCCCGCCATTGAGCCGCTCACGGACGCCACCACCACCCAGATCACGGTGAACCTGCCGGGCTTCTGGTTCATCTTCGCCAGCGTCCAGGTTCCCCAGACGGCTGTAGGCGGCGGCGTCGACGAGCTGGGATGCGAGATCCTCATCAACGGCTCCGCGTCCCCGCAGCTCTGCCGCTCGTCCACACACGAAACGGCCACGGCCGGCGATCCAACCCACCTGATCGACGCATCCGCCGGCGCGCTTCTGACGTCCGGGGATCGCGTGGGCCTGCGCGGCATCGCACGCCGCTCCGCAGGCAACGCCGCCGTAACCTTCGGCAGGCGGTCGCTCACACTCCTGAGGATGACCCAGACATGAAGACGTACCTCTACGACCTCGCGTACACCGTGTTCGGCGCGTTCGTTCTCACGCTGGCAGCTCTGGCCGCAGCGGCGGAGCCGTTCGACGTTCTGACCTTCGACTGGGGGACCGCGCTCACCGTCGCCGGCTCGGCCGCCACGCTGACGCTGCTCCACGGCGTGGCCGCCCGGTTCCAGGGCGACCCGACCCGGGCTCGGTTCACTTCTCCGCAGCGGTAACGAAGCTGCCCATGCCTGGCGTGGTGACGAGGAGCCCGTCATCACGCAGGGCTGCGATGGCCTTGCGGACGGTTCCGCGGGCGACACCGAACTCGGCTTCGAGCTGGACCTCGGACACGAGGGACTGGGGCGGCAGCGTGCCGTCAGCAATCCGGGCCTGAAGGGTCTCGGCGATCTGCTGCCACTTGGGCCGGGTCGGGTCGAATTCGATCACGTGCGTGAGGGTAGGTAGCGGGACACACCCTGACATAGAACCCCTTACCCATGGCTAGGTACGGGTAAGGGTGTACAGGGGTGTACAGGATCGCTACGGTGAGCCACACAAGACAGACCCCCGCGACCGTGCAACCGGTCCGGGGGTACGGACGACACCCTCGGGAGGTCTCGTCATGAGCCACGCTACCCAGAGGCCGCCATCCAGTACAGGCCTGAAGCTCTCTGGCTACTGCCGCGGAGACGGCGTAGTGGAGGGGCACGAGTACTGCTTCCCCGGCCCTGTCATGGTCGGCAAGGAAGAGGTCATCCCCCGCTCGTGCTTCTGCCCCTGCCACGACAAGGGGGCACAGCAATGAAGCACTGCCACCGCTGCGGAATCCTCATCCCCGCCGACTGGGACGTGATCGAGATCGCCCAGTTCGCGACGAGCGGCGCCCGCCCCACGCTCTACCTGCACAAGACCGTGTCGCAGTGCCAGGCCGCCCAGCAGGCCGCCGGCATCCCCCTGTCTCAGCAGGTTCGACGCTAAGACTCCTGCTCGCCCGTGCCCACGGCGGGTCATGGACGAGCAGGGCACGTGCCCCCGGCCGGCTAGATCCCGGCCGGGGGTCCGCTGATGATCTCGACCACGGTGACGCCTACGGCATCAGCGATGAGGACGAGGTAGGAGTAGGTGGGGTCGCGTTCGCCTCGCTCGTAGCGTTGGATGCTGCGGCGCTCCATCCCGATGCGGTCTGCTAGCTGGTCTTGCGATAAGCCTGCCTTCGTGCGGTAGCGGGCAATGTTCTCCCCCAGCTCCTGACGTTGGTCGATGACCCAGTCGGGGAGTGGGGTTCTTCGTGTCGGCACGTCCCCAAAGGTTGAGGCCGCGATCTTGCCAGTCAGTACCCAAGTGGTCGCTTCTGAAGGCTGTGGCCTCTTGCGGAGTTATCGCAGTCACGATGGGTGGCCGAGCGTTCCGGAAGTCTTCCGGAAGGCGTCGGCGTTCCGGGATTCTTCCGTAGGTTCATGGAACGTCTCGTGACGCGTTGAGTTGTTATGAAACCGGCTCCGCCGCAGGTCAGAGCACGTGC